ACAGATAAAGTCTATTTAGATTATAACCCTTCTGATCCTTATTCTTGGATATATGATAAAGTAATTACCAGAGATGATTGCACATTTATTAAGTCAACATATAAAGCAAACCCATTTTTAGATAAAGATACTATTGCAGAGATTGAGAGATTAAAAGACATAGACCCTGACTATTGGCGTGTTTACGGACTCGGTGAAATAGGTTCTATACAAACAATGATATTTAGAAACTTCCAATTGACAGATGAAGTGCAAGGAAAATTAATCGGTTATGGATTAGATTTCGGCTTTACAAATTCACCAACAGCATTAGTAGCAGTATATCAATCAGATGATAATTTATATATCAAAGAGATGTTATATGAAAAGAGATTAACCAATACTGATCTTGCTAATAAGCTAAAAGAATTTAGAATAGATAGGCAATCTGAAATTATCGGTGACTCAGCAGAACCGAAAACAATTGAAGAAATATATAGACAAGGCTTCAATATAAAACCTGCTAAAAAGGGAGCAGGAATACACTTAGGCATAGATATAATGAGAAGATATAAGTTGCATATTACTAAAGACAGTCTAAATGCAATCAAAGAATTTAGAGGTTATAAATGGGCGACAGACAAGAATGGTGATGTGCTTAATACACCTGTAAAAGTCAATGATCATTTAATTGATGCAACACGTTATCTGTGTTTAAATAAACTTAGTGTTAACCATAGTGGTAAATACTATATACTGTAGAAAAAACGAATTATGAATTTTTATATTTATTAGTAATGAAAGAGGTTAAATTAACAATACCTGATAATTGGTCTGACATAACAATAGACACTTATCAAAAGTATGTGAAAATACAAGAAGGCAAAGGAAGTGAGAAAAACAAGATTGTAAAGAGTTTAGCTCTATTATGTGGCACTAGTCCCTTTGTAGTAAAGAAAATGGCTTACAAGGACTTATTAGACATAATGGGGATAATTAAAAAGATGATTGATACTGAGCCTGACAAAGAACAATTTAGAAAGGTGTTTAAATTTAAAGATGAAGAATATGGATTCTGTCCTAATCTTAGTAACATTAGCACAGGAGAATATATTGATTTAGAAAGCTATTGTAAAGAGCCAATAGAAAACTTGCATACTATTATGTCAATACTTTATAGAAAGATAAATTTTTCTAGGGGAGAAAGATACAGCATAGAAGAATATAACCCAGATGAATTTAAAGAGGAATTATTTAAAGATTGTCCAATGGATATAGCATTAAGTTCGCTAGGTTTTTTTTTGACTTTAGGGGAAAACTTGGCAAGGATTTCGCTCAGTTATTTACAAGCTCAGGAAGTGAAAGCACAAAAGGGGTAAGTATGCAATCTAAATGGGGTTGGTATAACACCCTATATATGCTTTCTAATAACAATATACTCCATATAAATAAAATAACAAGATTACCAATCTTAGAGGTGCTAACATATTTAGCTTATTCTCAAGATTATAATAATAAGCAAAGAAATAACTATGATAACATTTAGAAACGCTGTAGGATTTTTAGAAACAATAGCTGATAAGCATTATATGATCAATAGCTTTCATAGTGGTTTTCTAGATGAAGTGGATATTAATAAACTTGGTGCTACAGACTATGTGATACTATATGCAGAGCCAGGAACAGCAACAGTAGATAAGGGTGTAATGACTTATACTTTTACTATTTATGTTTTAGATATGATTAATGATGAAGTTGGTGATGCTCCTAATAATGAAAGATTAGGCAGATTAGATACATTAAGTGAAAACCTACAAATCTTGCAAGATGTTATAAATGAGTTTCATCAAAATTTATATTCTACAAGTTGGGTTGATGATGAGGTTGTTTTGGAATTGCCAATATCTTGCGAACCATTTACAGCACGTTTTGACAATCTTTTAACAGGTTGGTCAGCATCTATAAGTATGCAAGTAAATAACAAGAACAATCTTTGTATTGTGCCAATAACACCAAATAGCTAATGCAATTTATAAAAACCATACAAGCAATGCAGAAACTTGGCAGCAAAGTTGTCAAGGAAGGTAAAGGTATATTAAAAAAGAAAAAGAAAACAACTAGCCAAAACACATTATACAATGATTATGATTATTTAGTTACAGCATCTAAAAATAGTGTAACACTAGAATTTGAATTTGGTGGTGCTGAGGATTATTGGGCATTTGTAGATGAAGGTGTAAGGGGTGCAGGTGGATATAAAGGTAAAGGAAAAATGAGGGGTCAAGGCAGTCCTTTTAAATTTTCTAACAAGATGCCACCTAGAGGGGTGATTGATAGATGGATAGTTAATAAACCATTAAAAGCAGCTAGAAAAGATGGCAAATTTATAAAAAGAAAAAGTCTAGCATTTTTAATACAAAGAGCAATATACCAAAGAGGATTAACACGAACTCAATTCTTTAGCAAACCATTTACACAACAATTAAAAAAACAAACAGATGCAATAGTAAAAGCATTTGGTGAAGATTTAGAAAAACAATTAGAAACAATAATAATATAATATGGCAATAGGAACAATATCATTACCTCAAAGACCTATAGAAAGTGCTTCTAAAGTACCTGTAATTACAAATTGGACACCTGTAGTTCCTTATACAGTAAAACAAACAGATATTACAGACTTATTCTATTTTAAATTTATTTTTGAAATTAGACTTAGTGGCTCTACAGGAACATTATTGGCAAAAATAAAACAAAGACCAAATGGATATACTACAGGAACAACTAATGTTTATAGTGTTTTTGATTTAAGAGATATTATTAATACACAATTAGAAAACACTTATGCAGATCAAAATGACACAACTAAATCAATACACACAGTAGGTTCAAATGTAGCAGCAAAAATCTTTAGTGAAAATTATAATCAGGTTAAATATATTTATATAAAAGCATACCAAGAATACTCAGCAGCTGCAGATATAAGTCCTACTGAAAATACAAGTGAAAATGCACCAAATCAAAAATACTATATAAAAGCATCATTGCCTTTAGAAACACCAAGAACATCAGGAACATATTTTCAAGGAACAGCGTTTCAAATTTTTCAAACTAAAGATGCTAACGGAAGATTTTTAAGTGATGTGCAACAAAGCACAGGAGATATTGTTAGTTCCTCAGTATACAGAAATTATGTTCAATGGGAAGATTCTACAAATACAGGCGATTTTCATACTGTAGCATTTTTAAATGATGAAGATAATTTTGATAGTAACCTAGAAAGAATGTTAATCGTATATTATAATTCTGCAGGTGCTAGTATAGGTTCATATGCAATACTCAATAATGCCACAAATGGTGGAGCAAATCCTGCTAGTGGTGGTGAAGTAACTAATAATGCTGAAAGGTTAATTTATTTTGGTTGTGGTCCAGGTAATTTACAAGCATCAACTGTAATACCTGTTAGTGGAAGCTCTGGAGATGTCAGACCATCTGAACATAGTGGGTGGGCGTATTACACAATACAAGGCTATAATGCAATATCAAGTACAACAAAAACTGCACAATACTATTTTATAAGACAAGATGCTAGTTGCAAAGGGTTTAAGATAAGAAGATTGGGGTGGTTAAATAGTGTAGGTTGTTGGGATTATTTTAATTTTAAAATGAAATCTAAACAATCAGTTGATGTAAAAAGAAACACATATGGACAAATGTTAGGAGAATTTAATTCTACTGAATACTCATATAATAATTTTGATGCTACAAGAAAAGTACGTTCAACAACAGCTATGCTAAAAGAAACATTAAATACAGATTGGATTACAGAAGAAGATGCTGAATTACTAGAAAAATGTGTAATGTCTACAGATGTATTTATAATAGAAAATATAGATACTACATATACTGTGCCTGTAATGATCACAAATAAAAGCATAGTAAGAAAAACTAGAGCTAATAATAAATTAAAAATACAGTATACTATTAATATAGAATATGCTAATCCTTTAAATACAAATAGTTAATGAAAGTTAGATTAGTTGCTTATAGAAAAGCTACAACAAGTGCTACAGTAGATTCATCTTATGAATTAGATTTATTAAAAGAACCTAATATAAGTCTTAATTATCAATTTGATGATGTTAAAAATCCTGAGAAAAGAAAAACTAATTTTAGTCAAACTTTTAAATTACCATTTACTAATAATAATAATAAATTCTTTCAAGATTGGTATAATGTAAATGCAGATACTTTAGTCTTTGACGCTAGAGTAAGTTTTAATGCTGTTTTATATGCAGGTGGTGTAAGTCAATTTGATGGTATTTTACAATTAAAAGGGGTATATAAAAATGCAGAGTATTATCAGGTTAGTCTTTTGGCTAATAGCGGTGACTTATTTACTGTAATAGGAAGTAATAAATTAAAAGATATATTTAAAGAAGCAGATGGTGGATATAGTGAAGATTTAGACCATACATATAATTATGCTAACCTTAAGGCATCTTGGGACGGTTCAGCAACAACTACTTTTCAAAACATAGCAGGAACATCATTAAGAGACGCAGACTCAGGGGTGTGCAAAGTAATGTACCCTTTTTCTTTTACACTACCTACAGCAGAATATGATACAAGTATTAGTGAGATATATAGAAAACATTTAGCTTTAGATGATGTCACATATTCACAACAACCTAGATGTCCAATAACACAATTTAGACCTGCAATTCAAATAAAAGAATTATTTAAAAGGATATTTTCTCAAGCAGGATTTTCTTATACCTCTAGCTTTATAGATGGGGATTATTTTGGTAAACTATTTATGACTACTTGTAATCATACATCATTGCCTAAACCTCAAATGAAACCACCTACAGACATAAGTGGTGTGTGTGTAGTGGGTAGTAGTGAGCCTTGGGGAAATTTTGTTGTATATAATGATTATTTAGTAGTTGATGCTTGGATTCCGTTTGTAGCCAATCAAGTTACACCAATATCTTCCAGCTATCCTTTGCCTGGTGATATAAATGATTGTTGGGACGAAGTTAATAGTATATTTACAAAAACAACAGCTTTACAAGGAGCTTATAATCCTGATGAAGGTGAATGGAGCTCTATATTTATAACCCTAAATATAACTGCTACCAATACTACTATATGTTCTTCTAATCTACCTTCTGCAAGAGCAAAAATTTGTAAAGTAAATGATGATGGTTCAATAGATTGGGACACAATATATGGTCAAACTTTTTGGAATATAGAATTAACACAAACAGGAACAGAGTTTACACCTGGTGTTAAATACTATACTGTAACTATAGAGATACCCATATCTTATGATATGAATGTAGGTGATAGGGGTAAAATTTTTATAGCTATAGATAATTGGTGTAGAGATGATGATAGTGAACTTGCTAGTATGCACATTGGAGCTTCAGCAACTGATGAAACTTATGGTTGCTATGGATTAATGTCGCTTTCTTGGACAGGTCTTTCACCTGAAGTTTATGATGAGCAAGTTCTTGTTCCTGATGGTATTGACCCAAGTATTACACAAAAAGCATTTTTAAAAGATATAATAGAAAGATTTAATTTAGTCTTTTTAACTGACCCTGATGATCCTAGCAATATAATTATAGAAACATATAATGATTATTTAGCAGCAGGAAGTATTAAAAATTGGACTGATAAAGTAGATACATTAAAAGAAACAGTTATAAAAGATACTACATCATTACAAAAAAAAGAAATAGAATTTACTGATTTAGAAGATGTAGATATTGTAAATAAATCAATAAAAGAAGAACAGTTTGAATTAAATGTATATGGCAAATATACAGAAAGTACATTTAGTAATGATTTTGCTAAAGGAACATTAAAGAATAATTCTATATTTTCACCTTATATAAATGAAAAGATATTTGTAAATGAAGACACTACATTGCCAACACAACTTAGTAATGTAGCAGCTCATTATGAATTTAGCTATGAACCAATAGAGGGGGGGTCTTATGAGAACAAATTAAAGGCAACAAAACCTAAATTGTTTTATTATTGTGGTACACCCACTACACTTATTAATGCAGGTATAGATAGTACACCTACTATGTATATGCACCATCAAGGTCCAACATCAATAACAGTTTTTTCTTTTCAAACATACCCTTTATGTAGTCCTTATGAATTAACGCCTAATGCTACAGGTATATCAAGTATTACAACATCTACTAAGTCTTTATATTGGGGAGCAGCTCCACCTAGATGTCCTCAATTACTTGTATTTAATAGTACAAATGGTATTGTAACACAAAATGGTTTATATAATTATTATTGGAGCAATTATTTAAATAGTATTTATGCTCAAGATTCCAGAATAATGGAATGTTATTTAAACTTGAACGAAGTAGATATTTTAAATTTTAAATTTAATGATGAAATATATATTAAAAATTCATATTGGAGAATCTTAAAATTACAAAATTATCAAGTTGGAACAAACACATCTACAAAAGCACTTTTATTAAAAGTTAATCAAAGTTATGATGGCACTTGCTATGATTGTGATTATGTACTTGGTTCAATAGGAAACTATAATACTTGGGATGGGTATTATGTATGGTGTCCACCAGGAACGCCTAATTGTGTGCCAACTCTAACTACTACAGGAACAACAAATTTATCAGGCATATATGCAAATACTGAATGTTGTGATTGTATGGGTGGTTACATAGTAGATGTTCCACCATTAGCAAGTTGGGGGATAGATGCTTCTTTAAGACCTTGTATGTCAAATGCTAATAGTTTACCTGCTTGGATTCAAAGTCAACAGGGACAACAATCATTTTTTAGTAACAGTAATGCTAAGAATTTATTATCAGGAAAATTAGCAGGTAAAAATAAACCATTTGTTATAGGCACTAATAACACTAGAACATCTGCTAAAATACTACCTTATAATGGAGATGATTTTGTAATAAAATTTAAAAATAGAAATACATCAACACCTTTTATAGAAGGTGAATCTCATAAAATGGTTCTAACAGGTTACACATCAGGTAGTGCAATAGGGTATGCTTATCCGCAAGGAAAAGAAGCTAGGAATATAAACATACCCACTAACTCAAATATGATTATTAAAGTAAAAGGAACTTGTTCTGTAGTTGGTGGCACAAATGTCACTTATCCCGTAGGTTCTACAGAAGCATTTTCTTGGTATACAGCATTTAAAAATGTAGCAGGAACAGTCACACAAATAGGTACAGCAGGTGGGGTGCAAGAGTTTAATATATCAGAAGGCGTTCAAAGAACATCATTACAAATTACAGGAACTGATGCAGAATTAAAATTTGGTTTATCAGATGGCTTGACTGATACTAAAAGAGTTTGGTCATTAACAATAGATATTACTGTTCAATTAATAGACAATATGAGTATTGGTTATGGAGAAAATTGGGCATTATATCAAAATGGAGATATAATACAATTACAAAATATGGACTTTTTAATATGGAACTAAAAAAATATATAGAAAATACTACAAAGATAATTATGCCTTCTATAGATCATTTACAATTAGTAGAATATAAAGATAAAGAATTAGACTTTGTTTATGGAATGCAAGAATATCATACAAGTTTTAGAAGAATGTTTAAACAAATAATAAGAATAATTTTTAGATAAAAAATATGTCACAAAAGAAAACAATAATAATAGATGTAGAAGCTAAAGATGGTATCAAACAAGTTGACCAATTAAAAAAAGGTGTTCAGGGTGTAGATAAATCTGCTAAAGGAGCTAAATCAGGACTTGGCGGAATGACAGGTGTAACTAACAAATTAGGTGTTGCATTTAAAGCACTTGGCATAGGTTTAATTGTGGCGGCTTTTGTAAAATTAAAAGATATTTTTAGTGGCAATATAGAAACAGCCAGGAAATTTGAAGTAATATCTGCAAAGCTAGGAGCAGCATTTGATGTTATAAGAGATAGAGCAGAACAATTTGTTAAGTCTTTAATTGCTATGAAAAATCCTTTTAAAGCATTTAAAGATGCCTTTACAGGAACTACTGCAGAAATTAAAGAAGAAACTAAAGCAATGGGCGAACTTACCGAACAGCTTCAAAAAGTGAGAGATGAAGAAAGAGCTATGTTAACTGTTCGTGCTGATGCCAATAAATTAATAGCACAAAGTAGACTATTAGCAGAAGATGAAGCTCTATCTATGGCAGAAAGATTAGTTGCCTTAAAAGCTGCAGTTGATGAAGAACAAAGAGTTGCAGCAATAGAAATGAAAATACAACAAGACAAGGTAAATGCTTTACAAGAAATAATTGATTTAGGTAAATCAAGTGAAGAAGATATGCAAAACCTTGCTGCTGAAAGAGCAAGATTAACTGAACTTGAAACAGCATCTATTTTAAAGCAAAAAAGAGTTGTTACAGAAATTGTAACATTTGAAAAGCAAATAGAAACAGAAAGACAAAAAAATGCAGCAAATCAAGAAAAAAGAACAGAAGCAGAAACACTAGCTAAAGAATTAGGTCTTGAATTTGATAATGAATTAACTACAGCTGAAATAAATAACTTAATTAAAATTGAACAAAAAAGACAAGAGTTAGCTGACAAAAAAGAAGAAACTGATATTGCTAATTTTGAAAAGGGATTAGAAGATTTTACAAATAGAGAATTAACTAAAGAGGAATTAGAAATACAAACGGCTACAGATAAATATAATAAATTATTAGCAATAGCAGAGCAATATAATTTAGATACAGTAGCATTAACAAATGGTTATCAAAAACAAGTAAAAGGTATTCAAAACAAATTTGATAAAGATGAACTAAAAATTCAAAAAGCTCAAATCAAAGCTAAACAAGCAGCTAATATAGATGCAGCCAAATCTATATTGTCAGGAATAAGTCAATTCGCAGGTGAGGGAACTAAAGTTGGTAAGGCAGCAGCAGTAGCACAAATTTTAATAGACACAGCATCAGGTGTTTCTAGTGCAATAGCAGGAGCATCAGCAGCAGGAGCAGCATCAGGACCAGCAGCACCTGTTACAACACCTTTATTGATTTCACAATTAATAGGTCAAGTAATGGCAGGTATAGGTCAAGCAAAAGCTATATTAAGTAAAGTTAAAGGTGGTGGTGGCACAAGTGATTTAGGCGGACTTGGTGGCGGTGGCGGACTTGGTGGCGGTGGTGATCTATTAGGTGATAACAGAGATGATGAGCCTGTACCTGATGAAGAAACTGCACCTACAGGGTTAGGCCCATTGATTCCTAATTTAAATGCAGCAGTACAACCTATCCAAGCATATGTAGTTGAAAATGAAATTAGTAATTCACAAGCATTGCAAGAAGAATTAGAATTACAAGCTACGTTGTAAACAAAATTAAGAACTTTATATTTATAGATGTTATGGGAAAAAAGAAAAAACTTATAGAATTAATCATAGATGAAACAGCAGATATGTTTGGCGTTGATGCGATAAGCATCGTTAAATTTCCTGCCATAGAAGAAAATTTCGTTTTCTTTAATAATGATTTTTTATCACTTGCAAAAGTAGATGAAGAAAAAAAGCAACTTGTTGGAGCAATACTTGTTCCTGATAAAAAAATCCCTAGACTTGACAAAGAAACAAATGAAGAATATGACGTGTTCTTTACTAAGGAAACTATTAAACAGGCACAGAAGCTGTTTATGAATAGTTTAAACAACAATAATCACACTTATGAACATAAAGAGCCAATACAAGGATTAACTGTCGTAGAATCGTGGATTAAAGAAGATAAGAAATATGACAAATCCAATATGTATGGATTCAAGAATTTGCCAATCGGTACTTGGTTTGTGCAAGTAAGTGCTGAAAACAATCCTGAAATATGGGAATCTATTAAGAATAAAGAAGTTAGAGGATTTAGTATTGAAGGCTACTTTACGGATAAACTAATTGAAGCATCTAAGGAAGTAGATATATTAGATGAAGTGTGTGAGGATTGTCCTGATGAAATAATGATGGGTAAAATCAAAAATCTAATCTTAGACAATGAATTAAATCCTGTAGGTGCTTTAGATGGTGAGCCATTATTTAGAACTAAAGAAGAAGCTGAAATCTATGCAGAGATGTTTAAAGGTTGTTCAGGTTCACACCCTCATTCAGTTGATGGTGTAAAACTCTTTATGCCTTGTGCAGACCATTCATCTGCTACAGCTAGAGAAGAATATGCTGAAACAGGAAAAAAGAAAAGAAAGAAAAAATACAAAATTTTAGAATATGTAGCTTTTGCCAAAAGAAAGGCAATGTTAAAGTATTCTTGGGATGAATGTATGAGAGATCAAATGAAAGAATACGGCAACAAAGAAACGGCTGCTAAAGTCTGTGCAGCTATCAAAAACAAGACAGTAAAACGATAAAGAAGTAAACAGTTTTAATCCTTTTATATTTATTAATGTTATGGGAACTCTAGAAAAAATTTTAAATATCTTAAAAATGAAAAATGAACCAAAATCTTATAGCGTAAAATTCTACGCTGAAATGAAATTAGATGATGGTCGTATTATTGCTACAGAAGATGAGCAATTTATGATTGGGTCTAAAGTGTTTGCTATTGGTGATGATGGCGAAGCAGAAGCATTATCTGCAGGGTCGTACACAATGGAAAACGGAAACAAAATGACAATCGGTGATTCATCTGAAATCCTAGACTTAGGTGAAGAAAAAGAAGCTGAAGATGTTGAAGCATCTGAGGAAGAACTTTCTGAAGAAGAAACTGAATTAGCAGAAGATGATGAAGCTGCAGTTGATGATTGGGCAGGTATGGAGAAACGAATTAAAAATCTAGAAGATGCCGTAGCTGATCTTAAAAAAGATAAAGTAGAAGCATCTGCTGAATTATCTGAAGAAGTTTCTGAAGAAACAGAAGAAGATAAGACTGAAATGTCAGCTGAAGTTATAAGTGAACTTATGACACAAGTTGAAGAATTAAAAAGTAAAATCACAGAACTAAGTGGTGAACCTGCTACGGAAGGTATTTCATACAATCCTGAAGGGGAGCAATTTAGTGCAACTGTTGATTTAACCAAACTGTCTACTAAAGAACGGGCAGCATATTACATTAATAACAAATAAATAATAAAAAAATGGCGAATAAATATAATTTAAGTAAAGAATATCAATTTGATATAGACGTTACTGCTGACAATTATGTCGGAAGGTTGGCGTTGCCTTATGTAACTGCTGCAGTTAAAAGTCCTGACACAGTTGCAAAGGGATTTGTGAGACAAATAGATGGTTTAAGAAAAGCTGCTAATATAACAGGTCTTTCATTGAATGATCCTGTTAAAGTGGCATCTTGTGATTTTAATGCTAACGACATTTCACTAGACCAAACATTGCAAACATTAACTTTGACCGATTTAGAAGTAAATCAAGAGGTATGCCGAGGGACAATTTTCCCTACATACTTGGGCGAAAATATGACTAGAAACGGTGATATTGCACAGCCTTTTTCTGATTTCTTATTATCTACTGTTGCTGCAAAAGCAGGTGAATCAATAGAAAATGGAATTTGGAGAGGAACTACACCTTATGGAACAGGTTTCTTATCTAATGATGGTGCATTTGATGAAGCAGGACTAGAAGCTAGTGCTTGTAAGTTATTTTGGGAAGCTGATATTGCTGCTGTAACATCAGGAAATGCTGCTGCTCAATTTGGTGCAGTATATAACAAAGCAGTTGAGCAAGCTCCAGGAATTTTAACTAAACCAGACCTTGCATTTTATGTAAATCAAAAAACTTACGGTTTATACATTCAGCAATTAGCAGGTTCTGCGACTTTTGCTAACCATCAAGGTGTAAACAATAAAGGAACTAATCAATCACTTGTTGGTGCTACTTATTTAGGTATTCCAATAAATGTATGTCCTGGAATTTTTGATGATGCTATAGTATTAACATACAAAGAAAACCTTGTATATGGTACTAATTTAGCAACGGATTGGACTGAATGTCGTTTAGTGCCGACATACCAATATGATGGTTCTGACAATGTAAGAATTGTTATGAACTTTGCGATTGGTGTTCAAACTGCGGTTGCTACAGATGGTGTTGTTGGTTGTACATTCCACGCATAATTAATACTTTAATAGGGGCTTGAAATATAGCCCCTTTTATTAACTTTTAAAAAAATAATAATATGGCTTGTTTATTAACGGCGGGAAGAAACGTTGACTGCAAAGATCAATTGGGCGGATTAAAAACCTTATTTTTCTGTGCAGATTATTCTTCTAATATAGGGCAACATATGACAGTTAATGGAACTGACTCTTTGCAAATAGACACAGCAGGATTTACAGGTTGGTCGGCATATGGCACACCAACAGGTTCTACTATGACTCTATATAAATATGATTTAAGACCTAATTTGTCTAGTATGACTGTTAATGTTAATGGTGACCCAGCAACAGGAACAACATTCTTTACACAAACTTTATCAGTAACCTTACAAAAGATTGACCCTGCAACATCAAATCAAATTAAATTACTTGCTTACAATAGAGTTCAAATATTTGTACAAGATAATAATGACAATGTGTTTTTATTAGGTTTAGATAACGGGTGTGATGTAACAGGTGGCACGATTGTTAGTGGAGCTGCTAAAGGCGATTTAACAGGATATACACTAGAGTTTAGTGCAGAAGAAAAAGAACCTATATATTCAATTAAGAAAACAGTAGGAAGTGGAACAGATTATCCATTTGACCAATTAGGTGATGCAGATTCTGAATTGACAATAGTTTCAGGAACATAATCGTTACTCTATATTAACAGATAAAAAGGGGGTATTTTTACCCCTTTTTTTGTACACTAAAAAACAATAATTAAACTTTTATATTTATAGTAAACTACTATGGCTTGGAAAGTTAAAAAAGAGTATGAAGGGAAAACAGTACCAAACTGCAATTTACCTTTAAATGATTTAACACAGTTACAAATTAAGAAACTAGGAGATAGCATTAGAAACTCTTATTTCATAGAAGATAAACCTAAAAAGATAAAGAAAAAGAAAGATGATAGTTTTGAAGGATAAATATAAACAGACATTTAAACATTCTTTAAATCAAGAGCAATTACAATTATTAAAAGAACAAAAACCAAACTATTATAATAAGTATTTTATTCAAAAATGATACAACTATTAAGAGATGATTTAACCCTTGTAAACATTCAGTACGTTACTGTACAGGACTTAATGACTAATACAGATTATGGACTTTTAGCAACTTTGACTAGTCAGCTTACAGGAAAATCTAAAACTTTTATATGTAACACTAATTACATTAGCACTAGGATAGCTTCTATTTTAATTTTTGTTTTAGCTTCTAGTTCAGGAGAAAATTTAACTGCAGGAACTATTTTTCTAGGTTCTACTGATTATCCTTTAGGGTTTTATGACATTACTTTTTATCAAAACACATCTGCTAGTAATTTAGACCCAACAGGATTAACTGTTGTTAGCACACAATTAGCAAACTTATCTCCTACAAGTGATGTTAACTCTGTAGTATATAGTGAATATACAACTAACGATTCTGACACAGAAAGCGTTTATATAACATTTTAAATATGAATTTAGATTTAATAAAATTATCACATTATAATATACCTCACTTAGTAGAAGATTCTAAAAATGATTGGGTTTCTTTTGGTGAGGATAACCTATATCCAAATTACTTGCTTGACCTATTCTTAGGAAGTGCCATCAATGGTGCTTTGGTAAAGTCAATAGGGGCAATGATCTATGGTGAAGGTTTAGCAGCTACTAATGCTGATGAATCTACAGACACTAAAGAATCATATTTAAGATTAACAGAACTTTTACATAATTCTGATGATGATGTATTAAAAGACCTTGCATTAGATTTAAAGCTATTTGGTGGCTGTTATGTTAATGTGATATGGTCAAGAGATAGAAGTAAGATTGCTAAAATACACCACATACCTGCTCAATATATAAGATCAGGAAAAATGATTGATGGTGAAATACAACATTATTATTATTCTGCTGATTGGTCTAAAGCTAAAAAATCTGAATACAAACCTAGACCTTATGCAGCTTTTAACACAGAAGATAGAACACAAGCAAGTCAAATCTTAATGATTAGAGATAAAAACCCTGCTTTGTTTTATGGCTTTGCTCCTGATTACGTTGCAGCTACAGATTGGATTCAAATGGAATTAGAGATTGCTCAGTTTCATTTAGCTAATATCACTAGTGGCATGACACCTAGTATGCACGTTGGATTCTCTAACGGTGTTCCTACAGAAGAAGAAAGAAGAACCATTGAAAGACAATTAAATCAAAAATTTGCAGGAACAGGAAATGCAGGTAAAATCTTAATCACATTTAATGATGGTAAAGAAACAACACCTACAATAGAACCTATCCAAATGAATGATGCTCAGAATGCTTGGGTAGAAATGTCTAAGCAATCTGTAAATCAAATACTTGCAGGACATAGAGTAACATCACCGATATTATTTGGTATTCGTTCAGAGGGTGGTGGTTTAGGCAATAATGCTGATGAATTGCGTGATGCTTACAGCTTATTTAACAATACTGTGGTCATTCCCTTCCAGAACACTCTTTTAAGGGGTTTAGAGAAGATATTTAGAGTTAATGATATAAACCTTGATTTGTACTTTAAATCGCTTAAACCTGCTGATTTCATTG